ATTCTTTCCAGCACGCTCATTGTATAACTCTAATAACTTAGTTTTATTCAGCTTCTCTGTCTTATAATCAACTTTTACACCTGCCATTTTTAGGGCGTCTAGTATTTCCTTTTTAGTATTACCCATACCCAGAATGCTATCATCTTGAACCTCTTCTTTAACATCTACAACTTCCATGACTTCCGATAAATCTATCTCTGAATCCCTCTTTATTTTAATACCCAGTCTTATGTACTTACGTTTCACATAGTCTATCGCACCCGTACTGCGCACTCCACCAGTAACAGCATTGTTGAATGCTTGTTCATAAAGCTCGTCGCTGATTGATAGAATATTTAGCCAACCCTGCTCTGCTTGGTTAAATCTTGAAGATTCCATACGAGGTGGCTGATAGTTGTACACTCCACTAACTTTGTTTCTTACCCACATAGCTTATTTAATATTTAATTTATTTAAATGTACTATTAATTGATCTGTTATCTTACTCCAGTTAAACTTCTCATGAATGTCCTTACTTGCGACCTTTCCCATTTCCCCTAGTTCGTTTTGATGCTCATCACACCATTTATACAGTTCCTGTAGATGTCTTATACTTGGCTGTATCATAGCTCCACTATATCTCGGACGTGCATTGATCCACCCATCTATTTTCAAGTCAATATATCCTCTTACCCATTGTTCTGTCATACTCATTTGTTTAGACATAATCACAGGTATACCAGATGCTGCACATTCCATGCTAGGTAACATCCATCCCTCTCCATGTACCGGAAACACTCCACAATCGGCTCTATAGATCATGTCTACCATTTCTTGATCGTTCACATGACCCAGTATTTCCTCAACATTATTAAACCCTAGCTTATCTGTTTTAGGGTCTGCTATCCATACTCTAGCATCTCTCTCCCTGCCTTTAAGTATCAGCCTCACATCTTCTCTATCTCCGAACTGCCTTCTAAACGCCAATAGGGCTATATCCCACCCCTTACGCCATTCAAACGCGTTATAATGAATAAACGTCAATATCCCGTCGTCTTTACGCTTCTTATACTTCCAGCGGTCATCTATACCGTGATGCCATACCTCAGCCTTAATATCGTCGCGACTCAACACCCATTGTGTGTACTTCGTTGCAGTTAGTACCAGGTCTGGTTTTGATATCTCAATCATCTTTATCCATTTCTCAGGATACCTAGAAGACTCCCATACAGTATAGTAAACAATCTTCTTATCAGGAAACTTCTTACGTGCATCCATCAATATCTGTGGAACACCATATACCAGTACTACATCAGGATTATGTTCTACTAGCTTGTGGCCTTTTTGTAAAAGAGCTTTACGTATCCCGTTCCCAAGTACACCAAATCCACCGTTCTTAGCTTCGGTATGTTTATAATATATCTTCATAGTTTCACTTCTATATATTTATCATTCCCTATCTCTGCATCTTCAGGGTTGTCATAAACTTCTAATGTGTCACACTCTTCCAGGCCCATATTCTCTAGCTTAAATCTGTATGCCGGATGTGCTAACAGTAACTCACCACGGTATACCTCGATCCACGCACCATGGCGCTGTAAAGCTACAAGCCGCCTATTCTTCTTAGGTGACATCATAATATAGTTTATTCCCATACTAGGAGACTCCGAAGAGTCCCCCCGTAAGAAAACAAACCTTTTAGACTAATACATCTATAAGGAGTGCCGATCTAACAACACCTACTCCGTAGATTGTGTCAACGGTTAATGCAGTACCACGTTCCTTCTGGTCGTAACCATGAATCAAACGAAGACTGTAAATAGGAGCCCCTGAATCATCAGGCATGCTCATAGTTTGCATATTAACCGCACCTGTATAAGTTTCAGGAACGGAGGCTGTGTTCATATCAACGAAAGCAATTCCCATTGCTTCTCTTTGGAATAGCATGCAGTGTTCTGCGTTAGGAGAACCTGTAACTGCAGGCATTAGGTTGGATGTATAAAGATCCATACCGTAAATCGTACCAAAAGAGGCTCTGGTCAACGCGTCTGTACCACCACTTTGGTTTGCCAAAGTATGTCTATCAACTCCGAGTAAGTCATATTCACCTTCTGTACCGTATACCAGATACATTGGTTGACTCATTCTAAATTTGTTCTCACGTGCATTCTTACGTGCAGTCTTAAGAACTGTTTCAGTAAGACCACCTTCTGCAGTACCAATTTGAGTTCCAGCTGAAGCGTAAAGAGCGATTACATCGTTCTCTATTTCCTCTGCAATTGCTGAGGATGCATCTGCTAGATAATCTCCTAAAAGTGTGGATTGTGAGAAAAGCGTTCCATAGTCCTCAAACAGGGCATCCCAGGTCTTATGTGTGTTAATTGGAATGTCTGCTTTTGTGGAAGTCACTGCAGCATATGTCACTGCCGTGCCAGGAGTCTTATCAGTAGCTGTAACAGTCCCCGTGATAGGAACCCTTACATTTTGTGCGTACCTAGAACCCTGTGCTTTTGCTTGTGCCGAATAGTTAGTAATAAGTTTAGTGACCACAAGATCACTGTTCAGTCGTGTCAAGCCACGTACCAACGCATACTCATTGATGTGATAGTTCAAAGAGCCTGTGTCGGTGGCCGACGATGTTTTGTATGTGTTTGCCATTATAAACCGATATTAAGTTAAATTGCTTAATACCAGATATCATTACTATTGAACGCCATGTTTACGCAAGTACGCCTTGGGATCTTTAGCTATGTCGCTAAAACTTGTTGGTATTACAGATGCACCAGCACCTTTTGGCCTGGTATCTGATACCTTACTAGACTCTATTTCTGAACCAACAATATCATCAAGTGCTTGTAACTCGCCTTTGATATCCTCTGCCATAGTCTCTGAAGGTTTAATTTTCTCCTTCAGGTACTTTCTTCTAGCTTCGGAAATATCAAGCTCGTCTATAAGCGCATTCTTGACTATTTCTTGGTCTTTTAGAGCACTAGCACGTTTAAGTTCTTCAACTTGTTGAGCCAGATCCTCTAGCTTAATCTCGGATTCGGGTTTCTCTCCAGTGATTGCTTCTGCAAGCCTCGTCTGGAAATCATCCTTCTCCTCGATCTTCTTCTGCAAAACTGTTATCTGCTTACGCAAATTCTCGTTTTCAACAGTAATATCCTTGTCCATCGACTTAGGATCCTTTTTTGTCTTTTTCGAGTCCGATTTCTGATCTTGCCCTTTCGGGTCTTTATCAGTCTTCTTGTCGTCAATAGACTTCAAAGTCTCATTTTCTTTGGTCATATTAACTGATATTAAATTATAATATTATACTTACACAATTCTAAAGTTTTGTCAAATGCTTTTTTTAACCTCGTCTACTTTCTTACTATCCTTTGTTGCAAAACTAACTACGTTACGCACTTTTCCTACACTTGTGAGCTCTCTTATAGATACATCATAATATCCATTTTTATTCACAGAACTCATCTGATAGTGTTTGTCCGATTTCAATTTATTAAGGATCACGCTAGTTGGAAGTTCTACTAGCTTGTTATCGATCTGCTTGGGAATATAAATATGATCGCGCTTAATCTTTTGTTCGTTACTATCCACTGCCTCTTGTACAGTGGTGGTCTTCACACTCTTAGAGGCCGGTACAAGCTTCATGTTCTCCTCACAAATACAATAAGGATGTAGTGGTACTATGGGAGCATTGTCCAGCTCGTAGTCCCCTTGTAGTACATCACAGATATCTGTTTTAGGATGGAACCTGTTTAATCTTATTTGTACAATTGTTTTCATTTCTGGAAAATCGTTATCAATTCTGCTGTATAGTTCCTTTTGTGCTATGTTATACGCATAAATAAGCTCTGTGTTAGCAACCCTATCAATAATACTTCTGGGGACACCCTCGTTTACCTCTTTCTGTATACGCTCTGCCAATTCAAAACTAGACTCGTTGTTCTTTACAGCTTCTATAACTTGATCGCGAATAGCACCAACTTGTCTCTCGTCCCATATAGTCTCGCTTACACTACGACCCTGCCATTCCTGGGGAATTATAGTCTGTCCTATCGCAGTATCTAGAGCATCTACACTTATTCCTAGGGATTCTGCTAGAGATTCACTATAGAATCGGAAAGGCATTTTTACAGCCCCGCCCAACTCTTCTCCATATTCAGTGACGAGTCCTTTGAAGTATCTGTATCCATCTACAGTCGGTGGTCTATTGCTTAGAATCTCAATATCATCCTGAACTGGATCTAACAACCGTCCAGTAGTACGCCCAACTAATATCAACTCTTCTTTCGTGAAAGAAGTAGGTTTCCCGACATCAATAGTACCCTTAGCAGCATCGAAGTATATTCCCGCTATTTCTTCTCCCAGTGTGGAATACTCAGGACGGAAATATTTCTGATTGTTCATTCTCCCATGAGTCAGCCCTAAACTTACCATGCGAATATATGAATCTCTAACATCCTTTATAATATTAGGACGCTCTTCTTCTATCTTACCCAAAAGACCAACCATTAAGCTGGCCACATCTTCTCCAGATTGTAAGTCTGGACCTCTTCTTACTACTTCACCTGCTAACTTATTAGCAAGTAACTGATTCCCAGCGAGAA